ACAAAAGAACAGCGGTTTCAAGAAGTTTCTTCACTTCACTTTCACTTCTACCAAGTTGTAAAAACTTTGCGGTTAGATTAGAAATCTCGGTTCCAGTAGCAAGTTCTCCTTGCCATACTCGCCTTAGTCTTGAAAGTTCTCCTTCAATGAAATCTATTTGAGAAGTTAGTTCATCAGTAGAAGAAGCTGGTGTTAAACTTCCATTTCCTTCTATAAGTTCTCCCCTAAGTTTGTTGGCTTCTTGGGCTTTCTTAACCCCCTCTACGATCTTATCTACCCATTCAGTAGTTTTTGTAATCAAAGGGTTTAGGGCGTTTGTAATGACTTCACCAAATATGGTTTTAAGGTTGTCTATACTATCAGCAAAGTTCTTCATAGTTTGGGCTGAAGTATTGTCTAATAGTCCTTTGTATTCTGCTAGTTGCCCATTTACTACGTTAAGGGCTTCTCCGCTTCTTAGTTGTTCAGTAGTCAGGGTTTTCAGTTCTGGTATAAGTTCAGCAAGTTCCCCAGCAGTTCCACCAAGGGTTTTAGCTAACTGGTTCATTGCCATATCAAGGGTTTGTCCTGTAGCGTTAGACAAAAGAACAGCGGTTTCAAGAAGTTTCTTCACTTCACTTTCACTTCTACCAAGTTGTAAAAACTTTGCGGTTAGATTAGAAATCTCGGTTCCAGTAGCAAGGGTAGTTCTGGCTATTGCGGAAATATATTGGTTTAGTCCGCTATAGCTTGCACCAGCCGATTTAGCAGAAGCTTGAAGCCTTAAAAGAATGGGTTCATTGGTTCTAAACGCTTGGACACTTTCTTTACCAAAATCTATAACAGCTTTTGTAGCTAAGGCAAGGGCTACAACTATTCCACCCTTTATGGCAGTAGATAAGGTAGAAAAACCTTTGATACCTGATTTTGAAGCATCATCTAAACCTTTTGACAGGTTCTTAAGATTATTTTGTGAGGAAAGGATACCTTTTTTAGTTTGATCGTCTACCGAAATAATATACTTCAAGTTTGCCATAGGTTGAAACTCCTGTTGTTATCTACCTATATAGTCCTGAAGAGAAAAAAAAGAACCAGCTTTTAGACTGGTTCAATGCTTCATAGCTTTCTCATTCTGTTCTACTACATACTCTTGGTATTTATATCTAAGAACCTTTAGTATCTCCATTGTAATAGCTGGTTGTTCTAATAAACTGCCCGAAAAGGGCAACATATTAAAATAACAATGTTTAGGGTGAATAATATCTTTGAAGATGATTATGAAAGGCATCCAGAACTTAGCATTGTTGTCTTCAAATACTTCTTCATCATAATCACCACGAAAGGAAAACTCTGCTATTTTTTCAAGGTTTCCTCTTGTTTCGCCTTTAGCAACAAAAAAAGGACTTCATTACTGTAAGTATTGATAACTTCAGTTATTGCCTCCAACTTTGTATTTAGAAAATCTACTACCTCTTGGTTTGTAAGTAAGGTTTTTTCATCCTTGTAGAAGTTGTGTGAAACTACTACAGAAGGAAGTAGTTGGAAGATACTTTCAAATAGTTTTGTTCCATCCTGTTCATTACTTACATACTGGTTAAGCTTCATAAACTCTATACCCTTTGGTTCTTTAAGTTCTATGAATACTTCTTCATCCTTTTCAAAACCATACACCTTTCCAAGAAAAACCTTGGTCTTAATAAGAAAATCATTAGATACAATCATTGTTATAACTCCTTTATAGATATAGTCCTTTGAGTGAGTAAAAAAAAACCTGTCTATTTCTCATAGACAGGTAAAAAAGTATTTAAAGTGTCAAAGGAGCTATGAATACTTTTTTATGCGAAACTTGTAGCGTTCTCTCCATCAATAACATTTACTTCTATTGCTTCTGCTCCTGTAGTTTCAAGAGCTTGTCCTGAAATGGTTAAGGCAATCTTTTCTTTTCCACTAATGTTAGGATTTGCTTCAGTAATAACTACATTTGGAAGGGTTACAATAAATCTATGTTTCTGTCCTACTTCAATAAGTTCTGGACTTTCCAAAGTTAATACTATACTGGCTGAAGCCCCATCAGTTTTATACTTGTTTTCTCTAATGGTATTGGAAGTAGCGTTGTAATAGCATTCTATTTCAAGGTTGATAACTCTCTCTGAATGTTGTCCTTCGCTGTTGTAATAGCCAGAACCAAGGGTTTGTTCTCCATCTTCCAAAGTGTTGTCTATGGTAAGTCCTACGCTTGAAACATCCGCAAACTCTACACCATCAATAGTGAGAGAACCATTTACAAACCTGTAGGCTTTCATTGTTGGTGCAGGAAGGGTTTCTAAAGTTCCAACTTCTTCTTTACCTGAACCCTTCACTGAAATAGTTCCACGAATAAAATCCTTGGCTTTAGCGTCTAGCTTTAAAGAACTTACCTTCAATCCTGTATAGGCTGGGGTAGCTACTTTTCTATCAATGACTGCGGTAAAAGAAGGAAGTGAAGTTTCCCCATCAATCAACTTAAATATATGGGAATAAGCCCCTGTAGTAGCTGGAACCAAAGTAGGAGCATCTTCTACACCAAGGGAAAGGTGAAGAAGTTGTTTGATATTCTCGGGCTTGAGAATAACAGAAAAGTCTCCTGCTACAGAAAAGCCCATTACATCCATTGCTCTGGCTGTCTTACTGACAATAAGACTGTCCTCTGTTAGTCGTTCTACTGAAAGACTAATACTTTCATTCAAAAAGTTTATTGCGTTTGTTGGTGTAGCTTGGGTTGCAAAAGTAGTCTCTTTTCCAACTTGGAAACTCGCACCAGCTCCGGTATAATAGTTTGCCATTTTAATATTCTCCTATTTTGATTAAGTTCTAATAATATAGTCCCACTTCACTCTTCGTAAGAAAAAACTAAAGAAATCTCTGCCCCTTTAATATTCACATTGCCTTCCACGGCGTGATAATATTCAGCGGAAGTTATTTTCGTATTTCCTACTAAACCATTTAGAGTAGGCTGTTCCTTCAGAAGCTTTTTTAATCCTGCTGTATATCGTAGAACCTTTTTTGTAAGGTTTTCTTCTTTGTCATTCCTACAAACAATATAAATAGTAGCATTATCTTCTACTTCATTATCTCCAATAGTAAGTTCGTTTATAGTTTGATTTTCTGGAAGCATAAAAAAAGTAGCATTGGTTTTATATTTGTCTATATCCAAAACATAAAGAACTACATCTTGTTCTCTTGGCATATCAAGGAGAAGTTCAGGAGTATTCAAGTCTACAAGAATAGGAATATAATCTGTAGTAAGTAGAGTTTTTAGCTCTTCCAAAATCTGTTCTATCATTTGTTATTCCTTTCCCAAACACGGTTTATTTCTTTAGACAAAACATCTTCAAAAACTTTTTTAGAAGCTCCTGAACTCATATACCTGTCCAAGCTTTCATAGAACCATCCTCTTGGTTGTATAGTAATACTCCGTTTCTTAACCCACTTTTCCTTTATTTTAAATGTGAGATATTCACCATTTTTAGGTTTTATAGTTATTCCATTCATCAAAACATAGGATTTTATAAGGTTCTGTTTACCTCTTGGCTGGAATATCAGAAAGTTCTTCTTACTCACTGAATACCCAAAACTTTTGACTAAGCTTCCTGTTCCATTCTTTGTCTTACTTCTAACCTCTGAAGAGACAAGTTTTTTACCAGTTCTTCCCAATGCGGTAAGAACTTTTCTTGTGATAGACTTTTGACTTAGCCCTATTTCCTGTAGTGCTTTTAGAACTGGTTGAATATCTGCTTCTACGGAAATCATAGCTTCCTAATCCTATATGGACTTAATACCTGTAGGTATTTGTCATAGTTGGTAGTGTTCAAGAAGGTTCTGGTTCCAGCATCTTGAAAGGATTTACTTGTAATCCCTATATTTCCTTCAGCTTCAGTAGCCAAAAGAGAAGACAATCTTAAACAAGTCATTTTGAAGATACCTAACAAGGGTGAATAACCAGCGGTATACTCAAGGTGAATATTCCTTGTCCCTTCGTTAAAAGTTTTGTCAAATAAAAATAGGCTTTCGTCTTGGATATAGAAATATTCAGCTTGGTAAGAAACACCATCTATAGTGAAGGCAGTAATGGTTTCTACTGGTTTCGCTGAAAGTTGTAAGGTTTGTGTTCCATCCCCTGAATAGTATTCATTATATTCTGTGAGATTAGGATTATATCCTAAGTAGTTTTTTATAAGTTCTTCAGCGGTATCAATGTATATTTGATTTATAGTATCGTTGTCGTCTATGATACCTGTATATTTTTGGAACTCTTCAAGGGAGATTATCATTTTACAAAATCCTTACTATCTTCGCTTCTTCAAGTTCCTTAGCTCTTACAAACGGAAGTTGAACCTTTCTTCCTTGTGAAAATGTCCCTTCTGGATTTGCTAAGGTTTTAAGGAACTCTACTAATAGTGTTTCTGGTTGATTAGTTGTTTCTTCTTTGTCTTCAAAAGGAACTTCTTTGTTTTCTGGTATTTCAAAAGTTTCTTCTACTGCATTCTTTATTACTTTTTTTGCCATTGATTTATTACTCCTAATATTTGTTCTACTTATATAGTCCAAATAGATTTAGGGAATAAAAAAGGGCTACCGTTTCTGGTAGCCCTAACTCACTAAGAGATTTTACTAACTACTAAGCCCCAACTTTTACACGAACAAAAGCATTGGCATCTACTACATTACCATTCGTTAGGAAATATCCCTTGTAACCTACTTGGTTGGTTCCAGCGTAAAGTTCTGTGAGAACTTGCATTTCCATTTCTTCAACATCTGCAATAGCGTATCCTCTACCGAAATCTGCTAAACAAGCAATATAGGAACCAGTTGAAGTAGCGGAAGGCGCAAAATCACTTCTCTTTACAGGAATACCAAGAATAGTATCAGGTTCCCCTGCTCTGAAAGAGTTCATAAAAATATACTGGCCATTACCATCTTTCAAACTTTCAATAGCGGTAAGAACATCAGGGTGAATAACCCAAACAGGGTTATAACCAGAAACCATTTTATTCTTGGCAGAAATGAAGGCTTCAGCGGTAATACCTGAACCTACTGTTACATCTCTTCCTACTGGAACTGCGGTAGTGTTGAAGATACCAAAAGGAGTATTATCAACACCATCACCAATAAGATAGGCTTCATCCATTGCGTTAGCATAGGCTTCTACAAGTTCATCTTTAACAATAGTATCTATAGGAAGGGCGGAAATCTTCACTACCTTCTTATCAAGTTTCACAATCTTGTTAAGGCTTTCTGGTTTCAGAACTACAGAACCAAACGCTAAATCAGTATCAGGAGTAATAGTATTTCCCCAAGTTGCCTTATTTCCTGCTACAGAACGCTTAGGAATGGTTATTCCTTCTTGTTTTGTAAGAGTAAGTTTCTTGGCCAATCCACGAATAAAAGAAGCTTCATTCAAACTCTTAATAAGTTCTTGAACGAAACCTTTAGGAGCAAAAACATTTTCAGAATATGATATGTCTCTTTTCTCCATCTTAAGAATACTTCTAAACTCTTCTACTCCGTTGTCTTCTCGGTTTTCTTCAGCAAAAGGAACTACTGCTAAAGAACTTTCAAGTTCCTTGGCTCTTACTTCTGCCTGTATTTGGTTATTAAGTCCTTCAACTTCTGCAATAATCTTGTTATAAGAAGAACTTTCTTCTTCACTGAAGGTTCTTTCTTCCGTCTTAGCCTTTTCAATAAGGCTCTTCATATCTGCCAAGAGAGCATCTCTCTTTTCTACTAACTTTCTCATTAGTCTATTCTCCTATTGTTTATTTTTAAGGGCTAAAAGTTGGTATTCTCTCTCTACATTTTCAAGAAATAAAAGAGTGTGTTTTATTCGCATCTGCTCTTTAATCCTTTCTTCTTCAAGTTTGAAATCCTCTTTTTCCTTATCTTTTTTTTCGTCTTCCCTTACTTCTACTTGTTCAGTGATTTTGTTCTGCTGAACCTGTTCTTCTGTAAGGTTTTGATTTTCATATATTTCTCTTACTTCTCTTGTATAGGCTTCAGAAGCTTCATAAGCTGGAAATACTACACCAACAGATATTTCTTTCAGCTTTACTTCAAGTAGCTCTCTTACTACCTTTCCACCTTCATTTCTAAAAGCATCCTTAATAACTTGGAAGCCAAAAGAGACACCATCTGCTATTCCATTCTTAATAGTTTCAAATACATCTCTATGAAAAGAAATATTTGGGTTTAAGACTGCTTCAAAGTGAAGCCCTTCATTATCGCTTCTAAGCTTAAGAGTATCATTTTTTGTTCTTGCCAAAGGTTTCATACTCTCGTGATTTTGTAATAGTTTGACATCTGCCTTATCTGATAAAGTTTTATTAAATGCTGTGGGTTTGATTATTTCAAAGAAACCTAAGTCTAACGACCTACTTTCATAAGGTATTATTCCAGCTATTGTCATAGTAGGAGTATCAGTTTCATTTTCTTGTCTTAATTCAAGAGTTGGTTTTTTAATGTCAAAATAGATATTCTTTTCCATTGTTCTTCCTACTTTTAAGTTTCTACTTATATAGTCCTACTTGTAAAAGAGTATTAAGAAGCAACTTTACTTTTTATCATCTCCTATTCCAGTAGTATCTTTGTCTTCCAGCTCCTTCATCTTCAACTTGGCTGAAGCCATATAACTATTTATAACTTGATCTGTTAGAGGCATAAGATTTGATTGTATAAACTTTGTGTTATATGCTTCATTTTCTACTAAAGGAAGATTTTCAAGTTTAGCGATTTGATTAGGTGTATAAATACCATTCATTAAACCTACGCTGTAACTTTCCATTCTTGATTTAAAGTCAGCTCGAAGTAAACCTGCAACATTAAACTCCACAAAATATCTTTCTCTCTCGTAAGGTGTAAATAGTTTCTTCAAGTGTTGTTCAACTATTTTTATCCAAGGAAGAAGGGTATAGGTAAGAAATAGAGTATTTTGGATTTCTAAGGAAACATTTACTGCCGATTGAGTGAGCATAGAAACAGGAACATTATATAAACTGGCAATTAGCTTTTGTTGATATTCTCGGTTCTGAACAAGGTTATTTGTTCGGTTGTCGTTGGTTTCTTGGTTTTTAACCTCCATACCATTGAAGGTAATGAAGGGTTTGTTATTATCAGCATAGTTCTTTCTAACATATTCAGCTATGTTCTTAACATCTTCTGGTTTAGCATCAGGGAACATTTTTGAAATGTCTATAATCATCCTCTTAGTGATTTGGCTTTGAAACGCCTCTCCTGCAAAATCGTCCATTTTTTGAGCGATTTCTAGTTGTTGTTTTCCAATATCTCTAATACCTTTACCTACTAAACCATCATATTCTAACCCTACTATGTGAAGAACGTTTTCTCTTGGTAGTTCCTTACCATTGTAGATATAGATTTTTCGGTTTATGTTATCCCTCTTCACTTCCATATTTTTTGAAACAAGGTTGTAAAGAGCTGTTATTTTATCTCCCTTAATATCTTTGTAAAGATAGGCGTTTCCATAATCCAAAAGATTATTTAGGAGTGTTGAATAAAAGACAAACGGAACTTCATCAAGGTTTGGTTCATATTTTAGAATGGAATATAGAGGGTGTTCAAACGCCTTAATCTTTGAACCATCGTTTCGTTCAAAGAATACATTTATAGGAAGTGTAGCAATGGCATTAGAGATAATGTTCCTACACTGGTTGGCTATTATATTGTTCTGGTT